GTGACTCCCGCCTACCCTCACCAAGCGTTCGGCGGATACTATTCGGAAAGTACATCTAACCGAATCGCTCCCCGCTTACTTACTAGGTGGAATTATGACTAGCGAACCCTTACTGCCCCCCTACCGACCACGCAGAAGCGTGGATAGGTTGCGCGGTATCGCGCTCGCCATGCGGTACAATTCTCGCTTGGGTTCTTCGGTAAAAAATCTGACCCCCCTAGAACTGCCCCGCCTAGTCAGATACCCGACTAATTGGGTCTAGGTTGATGGTTCTTTCAACCGATAAGAGAATCCTAAACCCGCACCCCCCAATTCACCTAATCGGAATCACGCTCAAGAATTGTGAAGTGCGTCACACTTTCCCTCTTACGCTTAGAGATAGGATAAATCGGGCATAATGGAATAGATAGGACATGCCCTCTCTTGTCAATTTAGACACGCCACAATTCAGACATTGTGACACGATTCACATTAGAACACTTGTTCTATGACCTACGCCACACGCCCGATAGGTGGCGGGGGGATAGTCACTCACTCAGAAAACTTTCAGGAATAACTCAGATAATTCTCAGTTTATAAATTAGAACAAATGTTCTAGAGAGCCATAGGCTCTCAGGTAATTCTCAGGAATCATGAGCCGTCAGGCTCTCAGGATACACTCAGGAAGCACTCAGGAAACTTTGACCGCAGGCTTATTAAATCGCGGGCTTATAAGATTTTATGTCTCACCCCAAAAATTTCTGTTATAAGCCCCCCAGAAATATAGCTCTGAACTGGGCTTTTGCCCAAATATAGGTATAACCCCAAAAATATATTAAAGAAACCTGTTCGGTTTCCAGAAATGAACAGGTTTTCTATATATGTAATAATAATTACATATACGGAGCTTGCTCCGGTTTGTTCCTACGCAAGCTCCTATATAATAATATATATAATAATATATATAATGGGAGAGTACTGCCGTTATCTGAATAGCGTTATTGGTGTGATTTATAGGGGGACTGATGGGTAGAAAGCCTGGCAAGGTGGACATCCCTATGGCTGAGGCCAAAGAGCGTGTCCTACTCCAGCTAGCCCAGGGGGCGACTATTACCCAGGCTATGGCCTCGGTTAACCGAAACGATGTAACCTTCAGGCAATGGTCTATGAAGGATACTGAGTTCAAGGAAAGGGCCGATACGGCCCGCCTAGAAGGTAAGGGCATCAAGGCCGACTTGAAGAATATCAAGGAGATTGGCTTTGAGGACTTCTCGACCCAGTTTCTAGACACCCAGCTCTTTGACCATCATAGGGACTGGATAGATTTGATTGAGGGGCGCGAGCCCCAGTGGCTTCACCCGGCGATGACATACGAGCCAGGGGCGGCTAACCGAGTCCTGATTAACGTACCCCCCGAGCATGCTAAGTCGACAGTAATCACGATTAACTACGTGACCTATATGCTGGCGACTAATCCAAATGTTAGAATCATCCTTGTCTCTAAGACCCAGGGCATGGCCCGAAAGTTTCTTAGCGCTATCAAGACAAGGCTTTCCCACCCCAATTGGATAAAGCTCCAGACGGCCTTTGGCCCTAATGGAGGATATAAGGCTGACTCCCAGACATGGAGCGCCGATATGATTTACCTAGGTACTGGTAGGGACTCCGGCGAAAAGGACCCCTCCGTTCAAGCCCTCGGCTTTGGTAGCCAGATTTATGGTGCCCGTGCTGACTTGATTATCCTAGATGATGTCGTGATGAACTCCAATGCCCATGAGTGGGAGAAGCAAATTGAATGGCTTCAGAAAGAAGTTATCACGCGTTTGGGTCGACACGGGAAACTGCTTATTGTAGGGACCCGTGTTGCACCCGTTGACTTGTATAAGATGATACGGGACGGTCAACAATGGACCGGTGGCAAAAGCCCCTTTACATACTTTGCCCAGCCGGCAGTATTAGAATTTGACGAGAAGCCAGCAAGTTGGAAAACTCTCTGGCCATATACCGATAGCCCCGAGGGCGATAAAGATGAACCAAATGAACAAGGACTATACCCCAAGTGGGACGGCCCTTCTCTTTTCACGCGTCGAAGCGAGGTTGCCCCGTCTGTTTGGGCGATGGTCTACCAACAAGAAGATGTCGTCGAAGATAGCATATTCTCGCCAACAGCAGTTGCAGGATGTGTTAACGGTATGCGAAAGCGCGGACCGCTTAAACCAGGCGCTGCAGGCCACCCCAAGAACCTAGAATCCTCATATACGGTTATTGGTCTAGACCCTGCGATGACGGGGAACACGGCAGCGGTGGTCTTGACTTATAACCGAGTAGACGGTATGATTTATGTGCTGGATGCAGTCAACATGACTGAGCCAAGTCCAATGAAGATTAGAGATTTGATTGAGGACTGGGTTGAGAAATACCGTCCTCAGGAATTACGAATAGAAATAAATGCTCACCAGAAAGCTTACGCCTTAGATGACGACTTACGACAATGGCTCGCAGCCTACGGCTGTCAGCTCAACTCTCACTTCACTGGTAAAAATAAGTGGGATACTAGTTTCGGTGTGGCTTCTATGGCAAGTCTTTTCGGCACTGTTAGAGATGGAAGATTCCAGGATAACAATCTGATTGAGCTACCCAGCAATGAAGGTAGCGAAGGCTTGAAGGCTTTAGTGCAGCAGTTGATTACCTGGAAACCTGATTCTAGAAATCCCAGCGACTGCGTTATGGCACTATGGTTTGCTGTAATCAGGGTAAGAGAATTGATGCAGCAGAACTCACAGACAGCTAGGTGGATGAATAACCGATGGGCTACCAGAGCTCAGAAGGAACGCCGTCTGGCAATTAACTTAGATGAAGCCATTTCAGAACAATGGCAAGAAACATACGGATAGGAACTTAATGTTATCCATTGAACAGATTGCTGCACGAGTTGAATCGCTGCGCTATCGTAATGCAGACAGGGACGCACGAAACCAAGATGTCCTTGCTGTGCGTAAAGGACAGATTTCATCCGTATATCCTGACTTCTTTCCAGATGGTGTAGATGCTAATGTCGTTGCAAATTTTGTGGATATTGTTGCGAGAGACTTGTCGGAAGTTATGGCACCTCTCCCGGCCGTCAACTGCTCCGCGGCAAATCAAACGAGCGACAGAGCTAGAGCTTTTGCTGATAAGCGTACTCGCATTGCTAGTAATTATTTCGCCCATAGTGACTTATCTGTACAGATGTATTCGGGTGCTGACTGGTACATCACATACGGGTTCCTCCCGTTTGTCGTCGAAATAGACACAGAAGCTAACTTACCACGCATTCGTCTTGAAAATCCAATTCACGCCTATCCTGAGTTTGATAGATACGGACGCTGCGTTGCTTTTGCAAAGCGCTACTACCTAACCCTTGGAGAATTGGTAAGCCAGTTCCCAGAGTATGATGCTCAGCTTCTTGGCCGCGATGGTTACGACCAGGATATGAATTCAATGACTGAGGTTGTTCGTTACTACGACAAGGACCAGTCAGTAATTTACATGCCAGAGAAAAGCAATCTAATACTTTCTCGAGCCAAGAATCCTCTTGGCAAGATGATGGTAGTAATTGCACGCAAGCCATCCGTTGATGGTGAGCTCCGTGGACAATTTGATGATATCCTAGGTATCCAATTGCTTCGCAATCGTTTTGCTCTTCTTGCAATGGAAGCAGCAGAAAAATCTGTACAGTCTCCAATTGTACTCCCACAAGATGTACAAGAGCTACAGCTTGGTGGAGATGCTGTCATACGTACCTCAAACCCTGCCGGCGTTCGCCGCGTAGAACTCACGCTTCCAACTGGAGCATTCACTGAGCAAACACTACTTAATCAAGAATTGCGTGTTGGTGCTCGTTATCCTGAAGGACGTACTGGCAACATCGACGCATCGATTATCACGGGCCAGGGCGTTCAGGCTCTCATGGGTGCTTTTGATACCCAGGTCAAATCTGCTCAAGCTATCTTTGCTAGCGCCCTCCGTGACGTTATTCAGATTTGTTTTGAAGTAGATGAAAAGATTTTCCCGATAGAAAAGACAATTCGTGGTGTCGATGCTGGTGCACCGTATGAAATTACATATAGTCCACGAAAAGATATTAAGAATGACTATAGCGCTGATGTGCGCTACGGCATGCTTGCAGGTTTAAATCCAGCCCAAGGTTTGATATTTATGTTGCAAGCCTTAGGTGGTAAGCTCATCTCCCGCGATATGGCAATGAGAGAACTTCCTTTCAGTGTTAATGTGACGCAAGAGCTTGAGAAGATTGAGATTGAAGATATGCGCACCGCATTACTTGCATCTCTACAGGCTTACACTCAGGCAATTCCGCAGATTGCAGCCCAAGGTGGCGATGCTAGCGAGATTGTAATGAAGATTGCAAAGGTGATTAAAGCTCGCCAAAAGGGACAGGCAATCGAAGATGTCGTTGAAGATATCTTTACCCCTGAGGAACAGGTTCCTCCTACTGGAGCTGCTGAACAAATGGTTGAGCAACCGTCCCCTGCTCCCGCTGGCGCTTCGGTAGGAGGCGCTCTTCCACCAACACCTCAAGGTGGCGGACAATCAGATATAATGAGTTTATTATCAGGATTAACCGGAGCTGGCGAAGCCCGCTCTAGTGTGAGAACTATTCGACGTAGATAACCCAGGAGGGGACGATGACAACAATCATTGGCGTTGAATATGATAAGAAGTCAGTTATCGTTGCAGACAGCCGGATAACTGATGACGGCGGTAAGGTATATTCACACCCGGTAATGAAGAAGATAACAGCACGTGGTGCATTGTTAATAGCAGGAGCAGGAGAAGTAGCTCCTTGCGATATAGCACAGAATATCTGGACACCTCCAGCTTTCACAGCAAAAGACAAAAAGGACGCATATCGCTACATGATAGTTAAGGCTATGCCTTCCCTTCGCAAATGTCTTACTACTAATGGATATAATTTTGATGAACCTCATGACAAAGATAAAGATGGATTAAGATTCCAATTTCTAATCGCGGTTGGTGGCGAACTCTTTGATGTCGACCAAGACTTGGCGGTGATGAAGAGTGAAGCAGGATTCTATGCCATCGGCAGCGGAGGTGCTTACGCACTTGGCGCTCTTTATGCAGGCGCTGATGCCCTCGCAGCAATGGAAGTTGCCGCAAGAGTTAGTGCATACACAGCAGCCCCCTACCAAATAGAAGAACAACCAAAGTGAACAAGTTCACAGAAGCCATAGATAAGGCTATGAGAATACTAGCAGAAGAGCTAGATGATTCTGATAGTCAGATTTGTACAGGCTGGGTACTTGTTAGCGAGTGGAGTGACTTCGAAGGTACAAGATACCTAATGACAGATGTAAGTGAAAACATGAACCCATGGCTAGCTAAAGGTATGTTAGCAAGCGCAGAAGAATATTCTTATAATCCAGAGGAGGATAAGCGTGGAAGTTGAAAATCGCGGAGGTCCTAATGGCGGTCCACAGTATAATCCTATGAATATTTCTGCTGTTGGTGGAGCTGGTCAAAGTGGTAAAAAAGCTCAAAAGGCAATGCAACTTCGCCCATCTGGTGGTGGAGCCTTTGGCGCTACTAAAGCTCAAGTGGAGCAGATAAAGGGAGCAGAAGGCGTTGTAGGCACAGCTCCTGCTGCCGTTGCATCTTTAGCAGAACTTACTACACTTTCGGCACCAACTAATTATCCTGACATGCCAGTATCTTCTGGTGGTAGGCTCGGAGATGGCAATGGAGAAGAAGCGTTGATGCTACCGCCCGCTCCTGATAATGCCGATAGATACGATAGTGGAATTCAAGCAATACGAGCAATGTATTTGCGGGACCCAAACAATGAAGATTTGCGCAGAATGTTAGAATATTCAGATGGGGTTAATTCAGAAGGGTTTAATCTGTGACACAACCCGGAATCCGCAAGCGCAAGGATGGCACTTGGGAAGTAACCGGCTCTAATGATAGAGTGCTTAATCAGACTCAAGCCGATTATGAAGACCTAGTTAAAGCCTCGCAGCTTATTACCGGCGAACAAGGTATACAAGTTCGTAACTTAATAAAAAATAATCCGTCTGCTTCTGCTGGTCTAATAGCTGCACTTGCTCAATATGGTGCAGTTCCCGACAATGATTTGACTAAGACTCTTGTTGAGATTGACAAAATGACCCGCCAAGAGCGCGAGAAAAATATGTTTCTTGAAGGTCAGCGAATTGCTAATGAAAAGTTTAAAAACTCATACCGTGGTAGATTTTGGAATATTCTTAAAGCTTCAATTCGCGGATTATCCATACTTCCTGAAACAGGTTTAGAGTTACTAGGCAGTGGGGCTAGAAGTTTTAGGGCGCGTCTTGACGCTAAAATGGCCGGAGAACTTACTTGGTTTACCGAGCAACCAACCGACCCAAATAAAACAATAAATCAAGTACTAAATAGACCAGAGGATGAATCAGGTCTAAAGTACATCGTGTCACAAACTAAAGCATTTCAGATTGCCAAAGATTTAATTAATGGCAATAAGATTGATTTGGGTGAAGGATTCTTCCCTTCCGAAGAAACGGGCCAGGGATTTAAAGCTCGCCAAGCACAGCTTGATGCTTATAAGGTTGCAATTAAGCTGGACAATGGCCAGGTTTATTATCGCCCTTATTCGGTGATTGACCCAGTAACTGAAGTCCTTCCTTTTGTAGAGCCAGAAGATACTGTTGGTACAGTAGTAAGCGCACTAGGTGACTTACTCGTCATGCTACGCACTGACCCTGGTATAATTTATGCTAGGCTTAGAAGAGCTGCTAAAGAAGCCGAAAGGGCTGCTAGAATATCAGGCGGACTTCAAACTTCTAAAGCGATACAAAGAAAAGCTTTATTAGATATTGAACTTGACGAAGCTGCAAAGAATGCTCAGGAAGCTTTAGAAGAACTCAATAAGGCTACAGGATTTAAGAAGTTTGTAAAGCAAGAAGAGTATGATAAAGCTTTTGATTCCCTTACGAAGATGGCAGATGAGTATGACAACATGGTTTATGATGTCAATCTCGTTGCAGGATTTTTAGGCAGCAAAGCTGCTGAGCCTCTAATTAGCGCTATTGCAAATATTGATAACTGGCAGGACATCTATGCTCTTGGTAAAAAGGGAAAGAAGCGTGCTGGCTTAACAGTTGAGCAGTCAAAAGTATTAGCTGCGGCAAAGACTCGTGATGAAGTTCTTGCAGCCATCGCTCCTTTTATCGCTGGTGGAAATGTAGTAGCGGATGTTTTAGAGACTGGCACAAAGGTCGGTAAAGCTATCTCAGGTACTGCCACTAGAATCGCCAATAGTCGAATTGTTCCTGGCACGGCTGTTCAAATGGCTCGCTCTA